AATTGATCCGTCTATAGCAGCTGCACTAACAGTTGAGTTAGTTGATACTCCCATAAAGTCTGTTGATAAAAAATTTGATTGTTGAGAAGCTGACATAGTGAACATGTATTTCCATTTATATCCGTCAGCAGTTGTTATGACACTTGTTGATGTACCAGATGGCTCAGTAGTTGAAGCTGTTGTACCATCGTTGTCTATGCACTTATAAACATTTCTGTCTGTAGTTAATACATAGAAATTAGCGTCATGTAAAATTGTTGCACCACTATTAGCAGTAATTCTTGTAGATGTACTACCTGTTAAGTATTCGCCATAGTCGTGTCTGTAAATATCGTATGTTGTTCCTGTTGCCCAATTTCTTCTTGGTATTGCAAAAGAAATATCTGAAGTTGTAATTTTCTTAGCTGCTAATAAATCATCGTAGGTATTGAACTCTGCAACAACACTGTCGCCTGGAGTTATTGGAGCTGCGTCTGTTCCTTCGTAATCTGTACGAGAATCAGCTCTTGTTAAAGTACCCCAAGGTTGAGGTCTTCCAAGTCCTAGGTAGTAAATGTTTGGCGAAGCTTCCGTGAAAGATTCGTGAAACTGTTCACTATTATTAATTCTGAATTTTGTTGTTATAATCGCTGGCATTATGATGTTGTTCCTATAATTGTTTTTTGTGTAACGCCACTAGAATTTTTTACTAGTAGAGTTGACGCATTAGATAAGTTAGCCATAGTGATAGAACCACCAGTTATACTAACTGCATTGGCATTTTGACCAGCCATAGTACCTATTGTACCTAAAGCAAAATTGACAAATTGACTACCATTCCATTGCAAAATGTCGCCACTTGCAATACTTGACAAAACAACATCGTTCATTTCAGTTAATTCATCATTTGCTGTAACACTTGAATCAACGTATTGTTTTGTTGCAATACCTAAATTTTTTGTTGGGTTACCGAATACTACTACCTCGCCTGTACTATCTCCTTCTAACCAAGTTGTAGTTGTCGTACCATCCCAACCTGCAATTATCATTGCTCTAGTTTCACTGGCAGTATTACCAGAAGCATTTCCTATAATGACATTACCTGATCCAGTTTCTATAGTTTGACCTGCACCATGACCTACAAAAGTGTTGAGTTGTCCTGTATTTATTCTTAAACCTGCGTCTGAACCTATAACAGTATTTTTTTCTCCTGTTGCGTCTTTACCTGCTGAGTGACCTACAGCTGTACTTTTTCCTGAAGATGTGACTGATTCTAAAGCTGCAAACCCCACGGCAACGTTATCGTCTCCTGAAGTAATTGCTCTTAAAGATGTTTTACCAACGGCAACGTTTTCTTGTGCTGAACTCAAAGTACCTGTCACCGAGTGACCGATAATTATAGAGTTTGAAAAGTTTGTTCCCTCTTGTTTACCTGTAATAATACCAGTACTTAAAGTTGTACCGTTTCCTAAAGAAGTATAAATTTCGGTAAAGTTATCGTTGATTAAAATACCACCGTCTCTAATAGTAGAACCTGTACCGTCATTTGGAGCTGAGCCGATGTTTATTGTTTGTTTTGCCATTTGTACCTTTATTTATAGTTATATTTATACGTTCATTGTGTCACTATTTACAATTTTATTTTATTATATGTCTGTTTGGTCAAATTTATCAGTATTACTATCCCATTTATTTATACCACCACTAAACGATTCATCTCCTGCCCAATACCTATCGTATTGGTCCCATGTTTCATTTCTGCTATCAAATGTATTAGTATTACCACTAAACGATTTTTCTCCTGGGAATGTAATATCTGCTGGAAAAGTGAAGTTGGTCTTTAACATAAAACCATTATCATCTTCATTTACATTAGTACCACTTATCATATTAAGTAGAGCTGTTGTACCATCTAAACTTGATCTAGTACCAATAACCTTTAATTCGTTTAATCTATCAAAAGTAATACCAGTTGTACCATTAATACCAGTTGATCTATTACCTGTAACACCGTATGCTGTATTAGCCCACTTGTTTATTGAAGCAAATCTAGGACCACAATATGCAAATCCTTGATTTATATTTTTGTTCGTTCCAACTTTTCTTCTTAATCTTAAATTTAATTTAACACCTATAGGCGCTCTTGTTAAAGTCACAGCTCTAGTTGTAGAAGGAAAATATGGATTTATTACTTCTGTAGAAGCAATCCATGGATCTTCTCTTAAACTTGTTCCATCATCTATTGTTCCTAATCTTCTACCAAATACAGTAGAAAATATTAATTTCATCATTGAAATTATTGGTTCGCCAATTGTACCAGTGTTAAGAGCTTCTGCTATGCTAACTTGCATATTAATTCTACTCTCTAAATCAACTTGACCTGTAAAATAAAAACCTGCTGTATGCATTGTTTTTTTAAATGCGTCTCTCCATAAATTAATTGAGTTACCTACTTTTAATACATAAGAATAATCTTGATAGTATTTACTATCTTGGACTTTCATAGTATTTTCAGAAAGGTATCCTTTTTCATTTAAGAAAGTACCATCTGTATCTACTACAGCAGCGACATCTACATTTATTGTAGTTAAATCTAAATATTTTAAAGTACCATCACCTCCTCCAGTTGATACTGTTTCATTTAATTGAAAAGTACCTGATACATTTTTTAATTTTAATATATTTCTATCTGAATCCCAATCTGTTATTAATCCTGTTGCACCTGAAGAAGCACCTGTTAAAGTTAATCCGGTTCCAAAACTTCCTGTAACACCTATCAAAAATAAATTATTTACAAAAGATAATGTTGGAGGTGTAGGAGAATTTTGATATTTAATACCTAAATTTGTTGTTGTTATTCCTAAAACTTTTCCTACTTCTGTACCATAAGATAATAAGTTTGCATTTGCACCAGCTGAAGATGTTACCGTAACTGTTGGTAAAGTTTTATATCCGTCACCACCATTATATAAGTAAACGTCTGTAATATCTCCTGTACCTGTATCTGATTCAAAAACAATTTTATCTCCTGTAAGATGATCTCCTGAAGTTGTCTGATCTTCTAATACTACATGATCTGTATCTTCATGTGCTACAGCACCATTAACAACAGTAACTACACCTTTAGCACCTGATCCAAATGTTCCTGTATTTACAAAACTTAATTCATCTCCAATTTCATAACCAGAACCCCCGGCGTCAACAATAACTTCCGTTAATTTACCAGAACCAACATCACTAACTTGAAAAGCAGCTTGTTCTCCACCACCTGTGACTGTTATAATATCGTCTGTAGTATATAAATTACCGTCATTAGTAATTGTTTTTGTTCCTGGTATTCCTGAAATATTTGCTAAAATATAATAATCGTCTGTATCAGTTGCTGTACCTTGTATTTCTTCATCTACTTGAAAAGTACCTATGATAGTATCTTTGTTTATAGTAACTTCAGAAACTTCACTAGCACCAATATGAAATTTAGTAACATGTTCTATTATTGCTGTTGCTTTAGAAGTATTACCTGTAATTTTTCTTCCAACTAAAGATGAAGTATTACCTTGTGTAGCTATTACTCTTAAAACTGTTTTAGTATCCCATTTACCGTCAGATACTTTCATCAAGTTTTCTCTAGGATAAAATGTTTCAGAGCTATCGTTAAATAATATTCTAAAAAATAATTCGTGACCTTTTTGTGTGCCTTTTAGTTTATATAACGATTTAATATTTTTTATTAAATTTCTTTTGTTTAATCCTGAAGCTAAATTTTCTGGTATAGTTTGAAAGAACTCGTCCCTAAAACTATCTAAAAAATTTGAAATAACTTTATCAGGATCCCTAAAGTTTGTTAATTGTTGAATTGTATTAACTGGATTAGGTCTATATAAATTAACAACAGCTGACGCATTAGAAATTGTACCAACAACTATTTCGCCAACTATAAATTTATCTTGTGATGATATGAATAATCTATTATTATCTAAATCTTCCGTTAATACTGTAGCTGTTGCTTTAGAAGTTTGTCCTGTTATAGTTTCTTTAAATGTAAATTTACCATATGTACTATCTTCTAATATAATTTTATCATCTAAATCTAATTGTGTATGTTCAGCACCAAGTGATCCACCATCTAATACTAAATTGTTAGCAACGCCTGTTTGATTTTCTAAAGTTATTCCGTCTGTAGTTTGAATAGAAGTTACCTGTAATTCGGCAGCCTCCATAAATTGAAAATAAGTTTTTAAGAACTCTACAAATTTTGGGTGATCGTCAACTACGAAATCCGGTAGTTGAGTCGGTATTAAGTTGGAAATTTTATTATCAAATTTCGCCATTGTTTATTAATGACTTGTTGTAGTTGTATAGCCTACGCCAGCTTCAGATGAACCACCTACAAAAGTATCTTCCTCTACAGTTATGTTTGAATTTGAAACATCTATCTCTACAACTTGGTTTCTAACTGGAACTATATCATTTGATTTTGGCGTAGCTGTTAATTCAATAACATTAGAAACAACACCTCTAATATTTAATATTGAAGCTACGTTTAATGAATTTAAAGTTACCTGACCTGTTTCATAATTAATAGTACCTTGTGTTGAGTTAGCATATGTTTTAACACCACTTACTAGATAATATCTTCTAACATTACCTTTACTATCATCATCTAAAAACATTTCATTATTACTACCTGAAACTTTAAATCCTGTTGATGTTAAAACTGATGGATGACTATCATGTGGATCCCATATTGAATTTCTAAAATATATATCATATTTTGTTGAAGACGATATAGTTGGTGTAAAATTTTTTCTCATTTTAATAGTTGTTATATTTGATAAAATACTTGTATCAACATCATCTATTAAACCTGTTAATTTAGAAAATCTGAATACACCATCAAATTTTTGTAAAGTAGAACTATTATAATTTGTAATAGCTGTAATTATTTCTGATTTTAATGTATCATCGGATTTACTAGTACCTTTTTTATCGTACTTAGCAGTAGTAGTTAATAAAATTGATGTTATTTCTGGATCAATAATTTCTGGTCTAACAGCCGCTACATTATAAGGTATTAAATCTTTTACAATAGAAGCTTTTGTTGCCTCGGTTAAAGTTGAACCTGAAGCTGCTTTTATAGAAATTTTTACTACACCATAAACTGGTGTTTCATCATCTTCTCCACCCCATGCACTAACTGATAATGCATTAGGATAAATTGATCTTACTATTGTTTCGTAATCTGTTGCTGTGACAGCTCTATCTTGTGCTGTATATTGTAGAGGTGCATTAAATCTAATAGACTCTTTTTCTTCTTCGTCTGATCCGCCTTGAGCATTTGATTTAGTAGTTATAGTTACATTTGAAAATGCTCCAATACTGGAACCTAATTCAAATTTACTAGCGCCATTAGCTTCTTCTTGATTTGTAACAATATATTCTAAAATAACTATGTTACCATCTTCTAATTTATTTCCTATAACACCATCACCAAAGTAAACTTCAAATTTACCTGTATCTGTTTCTTGTAAGAAGTAAATTTTAGATGTATTATTTAAATTTCTTAAACCTGTAGCTAATGTGTAAGTATTTAATGTTGAATCTGATACAGAGTTTTGAATTGTTACTTTTAAAGTAGAAGTATCAGCGTCTATATTTCTTATCATAAATCTTTGATCTGAATCAGAGCTATCAACTGTATATTTGAAAGTAACTAAAGTACCTTCGTATAATTTAACATTTGAAAACTTATAAACACCGTTTAAAGGTGTGATTGTAATATCTTCGTTAGTAAGAAAGTTATATCCTGTTCCATCTACTGTAGTTGTAAACGTTGTTCCTTTATTCATTAATATACTTGAGCCTGAAGCGTTGTTAACTAAAATATCAATTTCAGCCATTGGCGCTCTAACAGATGATGGAGTATAACCGATTGCTTTTGCTAATGATACTATATTTTTTCTTATGTCAGCAGAATCTAAATAAGATTCATTTACAAACATATTGGCATTGAAACCAAGATAGTGTGTATTGTAAGCTAACGTATCTAAAAGAACGGCAAAGCCTGATCCTTCAAAATTATAGTCTGAAAATTCTGGTTGATTTTGTAAAAATGTTTTTAAGTTTGCTTTGACGTTATCAAAATCAAAATCTGATACTACGAGTTTATTACTTGCCATTATCTTAATCTTTCTAAAAATGTTTCTATTGTTACCGGCTCTGTTGTACCTATAACATAAAACATTATTGTTAAGTGATAACTATTTCTATCAAGGTCTGGTCTAGCTAAAATTTGTACTAATTTAATTCTAGGCTCAAAATTATCAAGAACTTCGTTAACCTTTCTTTGTAAATTAAGCGCTGTAAGAGGTGTCATTGGTTCAAATAACATACTTCTAACATCACTGCCAATTTCTGGATGAAAAGGTCTCTCAAAGTGAGAAGTTTGTATTAAATTTCTAACACTTCGTTTAACAGCCTCTACATCGGTCAATTTGTTTACATCATTAGTAACAGGATTACGACCAAAATTCAAATCCAAGTCTTTATAGATTCTATTTGCTCTTTTGCTATTGTTTGTATTGCTACTATCAAAGTTTGGCATGCTTATATTTATACGACAATTGGTAATTAACCGCTAAAAACATTTGATGATCCTGCAGTCATAGCTCCTGCGTCTGTACTATCGCCAATTCTTGCTACTGCTAAGCTATGTACTCTAACAGTTGAAGAGCCAACGTTAACAACTTTAACATGATTCGGGCAAGGAGGTATTGGAGGCGCTGGGTGAGGTACAGTTGGATCGGTAACTCTAGCAATTAGAATACTATTTGCTCTACAAGTACCTTGTCCTGGTGTATCAAGTATAGTTGAACCTACACAAGCATGTCCTGTACTTAAAGCGTCGCCTTTTCTACTAACTGCTGGCATTATCTTCCTATTTTGTCTTTTCTACCTAATGGTAATATTTGCCATTTGGTCATTTCCAGACCTTTTTTACTTACCCATTCAACGTATACCATTTTTTGTTTAACTTGATTTTGAAAAGATTTAACTGCTTTCTTAAATGAAGTTGATTCTATTATTTTTTCGCCTTTTTCATCATCTATAAATTTAAATTCTCGCATTTTACTCATCATTTTCCTCTATTTCTATATTTTCTTCAATTCTATTATATTGACAAACGACAATTTCGTAAATTCTGCCATTTTCGTCTATTTCCGTTCTTTTTAGAACATCTTCGTGAGATTTATTTCCACAATTCATACAATAAATCATAATATTATTTAGGTTTAAAAATTACAGCGAATATGAGTATAAAGATCATTTCCGGATAAATTTTTTGCATATTTTTTTACTGATTCTGTATCAAAATCAAAAAATCTGCAATTTTCAACATTTTTTGAGCAAGAAACTAGAACAAAAAGCGAACAGGCTAAAAAAAGCGCCATTTTACGTATATTTTTTGTATTTTTGAGCATTTTTTTGTTGACTTTTCTATATTTATCTGGTATAGTGGACCAATAAATGAAAATAATAAAGGAAAACACTATGAATACTTTTTTTAGTATTACAACTATACTTTCTGCTATAATGGCAGTTGGTTTCATTGAAGATTGTGGTGGTCATTGTTTAGGAAACGATAACTGGCCAATGTTCTTTGTAATGTTTGGAATTATGTTAATTTCAGGCATATTAACATTATACACTATGGAGGGAAATAATGACAATTGTTAATTTAAAAGCAACTTCTTTAGATGAAGGAGTTAAAAATATGATGAATGGTGCCAAGGCAGATTATGTTTCTTGGACTACCGACAAAAATGGTAACGTTTCTGACTACTCAAAAGAAGAAATCGCAAATTGGGATAATAAAACAACAGTAAAAAAAGGTCAAAAGTACATTAAGATCGTACATGACAGAGGTGTTTTTGCATTTATCGTAATAAATGATTTTAAACACTTTAAAAAAGGCGATATATTAAAAGCGGCTGGTTATAATGCACCTGCTTTAAATTCTCCTAGAGGAAATGTACTAAATGGCAATTACCATATCAAATGGACTGGTCCTTTGTATATGGATTCACAAAGAAGATTAAGAGGATAATATGAATAGACGTGATAGAGTTTTTAGAAATATAGTAAACCCATTATTACTTAAACATATGTTAGACCCATTTAAATATCAAGGGTCTTGTATAGCTGCTGGTATACCAATTAAGTATTTAAAATACTTTAAAGAAATTACTAGAGCTAAAAACGCCAAGAAAGTTAGATATAGATATAGAGGTTGTTCAAAACCAAATTACAAAAGACCTCAATCTTTTTGTCATATTTTTGGTGCTGATACATTTAGTTTATATTATAGAAATCCAAACAATAACTATTTTAGATATAATTAACTATCTATAATACGTTTTCTTAAATCGGTGGTGGAGAACCTATGTTCTCTTTTATTGTAAACAATCTTTATGTGTTTCTTAACACATATCTCTTTACCAGTAAAATTCTTACCTTGATATTCTTCACCTATAATTCTAACTGATATATTATACATTTGGAATATATCTTCTAAATCTTTTTCTGTTTCGTATGGTATAACTTCATCTACATATTTTATAGCATTAAGTTGTATACTTCTCTCTACCAATGTTTGTATTGGTTTTTTCTTTTCTTTTGGTCTATCTATAGTTGGATCAGTTTGTAATCCAACAATCAAGTAATCGCATTCTTCTTTAGCGTCTTTTAACATCTGTACATGACCAGCATGTAACAAATCAAAAGCACTACACGTAAATCCTACTTTCATATTTTATCCTTTTCTTGCACTCTTTGACTATTAAATCCGTACAACTTTATATAGTTTGCAAGCCATTCATGTCCTTTTTTATTTGGGTGTGTATTAGCTTTACTAATAACATAATCATAATTAACTAAATCTTTTGGAGCTATTTTATATAATGTTCTTCCATCGTCCTCCACATTTAATAACTTCATATCTGTATCTTTGTCGTGTACTCTTTCCTCGGATACGGAGTTCTTCTGCCGTTCTTCATAAGTACTATTAGCAGGATTAAAGGTAGAATTAGGTATATTATTGGCTAATCTATTTTCCACTCCCCAATTTTTATGTATTTGTACATCACCAAGAACAAAACCACCACATTCGTCAATGATAGGCCAACCAATAAAGTTTTTCATTTTATGGAAGTATGGTGATGTTTTAATTACATCACAACAACTATTATATATCTTTCTAAATGGTATACCATTATCTTTATATTCTACTTCATATAGATGATCTATAAATAAAGAAATCATTTGAAAATGTCTATATGGTATTCTATTATTTTCCATTAATGTTTGAAAGGCATACATGTATCTTAATGAATCTAATATCCAAAAATGTACATGACCGTATAAATTAGGTTTACTATCATCCCAATTTAAAGAAATTTTTTGCCAATTTGCTCTTTGACTTTTTGACCAGGCTGCAATACATAAACCAATTTCTTTTGGATCATGTGACGCCACGTAATCTTGTATTGTTGAGAATATTCCTTGTTGACCAAAACCACACTTTGCTAAACAAACTAATTCCATATCTAATTTTTTTGCTAGTAGTTGTGCCCAATTAGGAAAATTCTTTATAGTAA